CAGCATACGGCCTATATCATCAGAGGGTATGCTGACACCCTTATATACATCTCTATAAAATTGCTCATCAACATACCCTGTATAAGCCATGGCTACTTCTTACCTTCCTTTTCAGGCTTGCTTTCTTCCTGCTTTACTTCGGTCTTAGGCTGTGTTTCGAGTTCCTTTATCTGCTCTTCCAGTTCAGCAATACGATCAAGAGCTTTTAAGTGCTCTTCCATGCTTACTGTTTTTCCTCTTCCGTACTCAATTACGTTTCCCTCATCATCATAGATGTCAAAGCCTGAATCCTTATAATACTGCTTTAACTCTTCGGTGATTGTATATTCTTTATTCTCTCTTACCGCTTTCATCTATACCTCCTATGCCTGCACGTTCATTGCACAACCGGCTACTCTCTTTTCAAGCAAGAATAAATCGCCGTAGTTTCTATTCTGATAAATGTATCCGTCTGCTGTTCTTGAGTCAGTACCCGGTGTAAACAACTTAATGTAACTATACTTATCCCTTGCAACTACACAAGACGGATGAACAAGGATAAAGTTAATCTGTTTTGCACCTGCTCCGGGCTTGCATCCGTCTGTGAAATCATACTTAGTCTTCATTCTTGAAGATGGTACCTTCTTAATCTCAACATCATCTAAGCTATGCACATTTCTGTTTACAGCGTTTGGCGTAGTTACGGATAATACCCTCTGTAATCCCTCTGCTTCCTTAATGATCTTTGCCATAGCCGGAGTTACATAAAGAATTCTGCCCTCCTCAGGAACAGATGCCTCATCCATTCTTGACATCTCCTCATCGAATGCCTCGAGAAAGTTCGCAGCGGTAATCACAGTAGAATCGATTCTGCCGTGATATGTTGTAAGCTCCGCATGAAGCTTTGAAAATCTGTAGCTGTCCTTCTCAGGAATTGCGTGCTCCATCTCAAAAGCGTGTTGTATATTTGCCACTGATAATGTGAGATTTGTCTCATCAATATCCATTGGATCAACAAAGAACTCAATATCTCTATCATGGGTAAGCTTCTTAGCTTCCCAATCATTCTGAAGTGTACCTGCATTAAATCCAGGTGTTCTTGTATGGTCTTTGTATCCTGATGTTGTCAATCTTGGAAGCTTTATTGTCTGAGCGTTTATAAAAACAACTCCGGGATTACTCTTTGCCAATTCATCTGAGCAAAGCTCCTTTGAATATACTTCCTGTAAAAGGTTGGTAAATGTTTCTGCATAATTGTAAACTGCCATAATTTAATTCCTTTCTTACTTAAGGCCGAATGCCGCTCTCAAAGCTGCATTGTCTGCCTGTGTTTGATTATCTCCTGTTGTACCCGTGCCAACCTGTACAAAACCGCCAACTTGAGCCTGTGAGGGTTTTAATCCTGGTATATCCTCAAGTACCTTTGATACGGCTGTCTTAATGGTTTCCTGATTTATCTTACCATCCTGACCTAACACACTTGATAAGTCAGCCATCTTGATTACATAAGGTGCGGTCTTAACATCAACTCCTAAGCCTAATACCTCAAATAAAGCTGTTTTCTCTATTTCAGCTTTTAATGCCTGCTGCTTATATGTATCCAGTTCACCCTTAAGAGCCGTTACATCCGGTTGCTTAGCTGCCTTTTGCTGTTTGAATGTAGCTACAGCCTGCTCTAACTCTTCCTGGCTAAGTCCCTGTTGCTTAAAATATGCCTTCAGTACTGTATCTTCTTTAGCCGCTAAGGTGCCGTTTAACATCTGCTGTATCTTGTCATAATCAATAGTCGGTGTCGCACTGTTTTGTGCTGCATTGCTTTGGTTTTGAGTCTGACTGTTAGATGTTTGAGGTTGGTTCTGGTTATTGTTTTGATTATTTTCCATTATTTATTGCTCCTTTAAATCCATTTTTAGTGTGTCCCACTTGATACTTCCGTTTTCATAGGTGTCGCCTGCCACGCACCTTTTAAAGCCTTATCGTGTTTGGGCATTAAAAAAGAACGCTTATGCGTCCTTGGATTGCTTATTTTCTATTTTTTCTACAACTTTGTACTTCTCAAGTACATTGTATCTCTCGTCTGTAACTTCCAGTGTATCTCCCACACTCCTTAGAATGTTCCCCGCTGTAGAGTCGTAGAAGTCACTTATGACCTTTACTTTTATAGCAATCACCCCTTTCTATGTATTAAAAAAGCACCTTATACCTCATAAAGTGCTTTAAGACGACCTTCTTTTTTAAGTTGTTCAACTTCTTCTGGAGTCAATACGCGAGCCTCTATTTTTTCTTCTGCAAGCTCCTTCATATGCTCTAAATACTCTTCTTCTGTAGCTTCCCACCTTTTCAATTATATCACCTCCAAATATATGTCATTTCCCTGTCTATATAGTACTCTAAACGTCGCGTTTTTGTCAATGAGTAATTCCCGCTGACTTTTATAAAAACTAAGATTTTCTATATACGCAGCTCTGCTACCTTTTCGTACAAAAATTGTATACCTATATTCCATATTAAACATCCCTTTTTTTGATACGGAAGTGCTGGTAAACTGGCCTAAATCAAATATTGTTCCTTCTTTCACACTATTAGTGAAATCAACAGTAGTTCCTCTATATGCTATAACATTATATTCAAGTTTATACTTGTTAATACCCTCCGAAATTTTATTTCCGTAGTATTCTAATCTTTTGTCCTTAGGGAGGCTTCCTCTTAACACAGCATTTAGATGTTCGTAGAATTTAGGTCTTTTATCTCCTGGATTGTATGTATACTTCTTAATAGCCCTTGTTTCTTCTTCTGAAAGTGATTTAATCCATCTTTCTGACTCTTTACGGAGTTTGTTAACAACTTGCTCTTCAGACAAGGCATTAAATGCTTCTTTGAACCTTTCAAATTCGTTGCGACGGCTTATATCCAACTCTCCAGTTTTAAAATGTGCTCGTCTAAAGAACCTATCTGCCCATTCCCTCTTCTGGTTCGAATATTTAAGTATATTTTCGCTATCGAGCGAGTTTTCAGCAAGTCTTGTATACTTCTTCACTTGCCTATCTGCATAATTAATAAGTTGCTCCTGCCTATAGCCTCCCTCAATCTCTTTAATCTCTTTCTTTGAGAATCTAGCTACGGAATTATCATCAAGCATAGGAAAGTAAGTGCTATGACTGTCTTTACAGTTTGGATGATAAAACCCCGCTTCCATAGCCGAGCTTAAAAGCATATAAGGGCCGTCTGTGGGCTTTCCTCCGCTCCACACATCATCAATCATTACTTTACCGACAAAAGGTATACATAATGGACAAGCTCCACCTCTTTTATTGACTATGACCGTACTTATACCCCATTCCTGTCTTTTAGCACCTTCACCTTGTAAATATGCCCTTTTATTTGCAGTCCTTATAGCCATCCTTGCGTAATTTGCCAATGTATGCCTTGCGCCGTTTTTATACTGAACACAATTAAGTCCGGATGAAAGCATATCTTTTGTAGCCATATCAACCGCCTGTTCATATGTACCTGCTCCTGTATTCGCATAAACTTGAGCATTGAATATAGCTTTACGGTACCGATCGTTTGCCATTCTGAGTATTGCGGTTTCGGCTGTGCCCATATCCTTTACGGTTGCCTGTATAAGTGCATCCAGTTTTCTTTCATTGACCCTGAAAAATGCACCGTTTAAGGCTTCATCGGATTTATTTGCAAAGAAACCCTTTTTAATCGCCTTAAGTATTTTTGCTTCTTCAGACATGTATCCTTTACGGTTAGCCTGTCTTATCAGCAACTCAATCTTGTTATTTATATCCTTAAACTGCCCTTTATACTTTTTAGCACTAACCCTTTTATATTTCTCTAACTGCTTAAGCTGTAAAGTCTGCCACATTTCCCAGTTATAGCCTTCTTTTAATTCTTCTGCTCTGTGCCTGTCCATATTCCGAATCATAGAGTTGATAAGTTCAGTTTCTATTCTATCAAATGCAGCACCTACATCATAATCCATTGCTATACACCTTAAATCCTGATTGTTTAAAACCTCTTATAAGCTCTTTAAGCTTAGTTTTACTATAAGCCGTATCGTTCCTTAGTTCTGCATACCCTGCCTTTTCTATCGCGTACACACCGCTAGGTACCTGTTCGGAAGCTATCTCTTTCAGCCCCTCATATTCCTTACGACTCATCTTATATTGGCGGTTTATTATCGATACTATCATCTGTCAACACCCCCTCTAAGTTAAGTGAAGGCTCTTCCATTTCAGCAATTCCCTGTTCTGATTTAAGCCTTGCAACCTCTTCCTTCTTCCATTCTTCATCTTTACTATCTCCGTAAAGCTCATCAACAGATGCTTCTATGCTCATAATTCCGCCCGTTTTAGCTTTTGACACCGTCTCAACCTGACTTTCAAAAGACGGATTCGCATACTCTCCGAAGTTCACATTGACCTTAACATCTTCCAATGCAGCCTTATTCAGAATGTTATATGCGTCAAAATGAGCCTGTATAACTCTAGGCAAGACCTTTTGTAAGGCTTTTATTATTGAACCTCTTGTATAAAGGGTAGCCTTTTCCTTTTCTCTTTGTGCTTCTGCATTATCAAGCTTCTTAACATCAATACCTAAGGTACTAGGGCTTATAATACCCTGTAAGCAAAGGTCCAAAGCCGTCACGTAAGAAGCTGAATAGCTATCGTGCGGTATTGCCGGCTGTTCAGTGCTTATTTTACTGTCTGCTTTTTCTGACATATTCGCTTCTGTGGCTATATACCTGTTATCAAAAGCATTCGGCTTTATAAGTGCTCCTGTGTTTGGATCTCTTGGCAATAGTCCTTCCGGGATGTATGTCTTTGCTCTGCCTGCTCTTAAAGCATCCATCCACTGACTCCAAGCCTCATCAAATGCATCAAAGTTATCAAGCTTACCGTCATCAAATATTGAACCGCCTCTGTTAGGATACTTCTTGCTTGAATATATCTTTGCAGGAACAGCTAATAGTACGGACTTATCAAAAGATAAATCAATCATATTCTTTGTAGCTTCAATGCTATTAAGCGGTACCTCTTTATCATCCAAGTACAATTTGTGATTTATGTACCCATATCCGTATGTTTCATGTAAAGTGTAAGCTTTATAGCCCTCTTTGTAGGTGCTCTTAAAAATCACCTCCTTAACCCTGCCATATTGATACTTATAGTCTACATACAAACCCGATACCCATTCACACATAGGGTAAGGGCTGAAATCCGTATCAATGACTATCTTCCATGCACCATCTCCTATGTAAAGCATTTCCCTAAGTGCTGTGTTAAGCTGCTCTAAAAACAACTCATCTTTATCCATCTCAGCCCAAAGGTTTTTATTTTTATCGGACTCAAAATCAAAATCATTTAAATCCTTAAGCACTACATCAGTAAGTACCTTTACAATAAGCCCCGGAAGCCCTGTATGAACCTTTCTTATTTCCTGCCCAGGTGTACTCCTTGAAGCCCAAAATTTATGCTTGTCCGCATACTCAAGTAATTGACTGTACAACTGCTCAAGTTCGTTGCTGTCCCCTCTGTACCATATCTTGTTTCTGATAGCATTAGTTTCAAAATCTATGCTGTCTATTATCTTTATGTTGTAAGGGTCTGCCGGCTGTATCTCTAGCCAGCTTCTTATACTTTTTTTAATAGTCTCCATTATCCTCATTCGGTCTCTCTTTCTCTTCAAATCCTATAAGATGCGTGTACGGTATCCATGAGTACTGGCTTGCATTTATGGTATGATCATTTGCATCTTCCGGCTCGTCCTTATCTTCATTCCAGCTATATGTATCAAGCTCTTTAAGATGTTCTGTGCAGCCTTCACATACCAAGTATGACCCTTGCTGTATCCATCCAAGCATAAGATTTATACGGTCTATAATCTTCATAGCCTTGTAGGCATTGTTAAATTTATATATTGAGCCGTTCAGCCTCTTGTACTTATTCAGTTCTGTTATAGTTGCTTGGTCTGCACTGTCTATGAATACATCCCTTGCTAAGCCCCAGTTATCTTTATTTTCATCAAGGAAATTAATAAACTTTTTAACCGTATCGGACGGTGCCAAAGGCGTATCAAGATTAGCATTGTTATAGACCTTTTCACTGAGTGTTATGACCTTGCGGCACTTAGTAATACCCTGAAATACCATAGCGATTGTATCAGGGCTTTTGCTAGAATATGCTGTGTCCAGTGCGGCACTGAACTTTCTAAATTCATACTTCTTAGCTTCAGCAATGCTTATTACATGCTTTTTTCTGTCAAAGTTTGGGAATATTAAACCTGTAGCTTTACCCCTCAAGCCTTGGATTTTGTTTTTATATAACTTAGTTCCTGCCGGGGCTGACTCTATCTTTTTAGCAATCTGCTCTTTAGTTAAGCTTAAATTGTCTCTGAATGAGAAAAACCAGTACTTCCATCCTTGTACCGGTTTTTCTTTTAGTTCATCCAATATTTCTTTAGGGACATCCTGCACATACTTTTTGTACGGCCTTGACCTGTTTACAAACTCTTTATATACGGGCAAGTCCGGATTATCAGGATTCAGCGTTGCCATTAGATAATCATTTCTTGTTGATATCTCTCTGACAAATTCAATATTAGCAGTGTTAATCTCGTCAATATACACACATCCGAATTGAGAACCTAACACTAATTCCCACTTATCCCTGTTATCATATCCGAGAATATATATTATCTTACCCTCAAATTTTATATGCGGTATCTTGTTATCCTTATCTCCATTACCACAATAAACAGCTGTATTGTGTATGTCTAATATCCCGTTATCCTGCTGTATTATGTTCTTCTCAGCAACTCCGGTTGTCTTTGCTGCTATGATGTGCAGTTTCTTTTTACTGGCACTCACCATCTTCATGAATTTTACTCCGGCGCCTACTGTCGTTTTACCTGATGCCGTTGTACCTTCCAAGAAGTCAGCATTGACTTCCTTTGTAGAATTTATAAAATCAACATACTTCTTTGAAAGCGGGAAGTTACTCTTCAAGTCCCTCACCTCCCAGCTGATCCAGTATGTCGGACAGCTTCTTGCTAGGCTCATCTGTGCTTAGCTCAACTCTTTCTTTAAACAGCCCCATTCTCTTGCCTAAAAGTTCGGCAGCTTTGAGTCTTTCTCTCTCGTCAGGGGCTTTCTGCATAGGCTTTGCCTTACTTACGCCTTCGCCTTGTCCCTCTATAACTACAACCTCTGAGCTACTTTCACCACGCATGACTGCTGTTAAGTATTCTAGCACCTCTTGTTGATTGGCTACTTTTTTGCTTGCAAGCTCGTCTAGTCGCTCATCGATGTAAGCTTTTACAGTAGTATTTTGTAGTAGTTTACTAGCATTAGTATTAGCGTACTTTTCGCTATACCCCGCTCTTATTGCCGCGTCTGTCGCATTTCCGCTGATGATATATTCATCAGCAAATCTTTGTTGTTTTAATGTTAATTTCAAATATCATCAGCTCCTTTCGCTTTTATCGCATTAAAAAGGGACAGCCAAGCCCCTGACTGCCCCAAAATAAAATAGGAGGAAACCATGTCAAAAGTAAAAACAACCTACTTTTTTCATCTATTCCAGTATACATAATATCACACTTAGGAGGGGACATTAAAGGGTCATTTTTAAAATTTTCTCAAAATTTTTTAATGCTCTTCCATGTAGTCGTCTAAGTCCTCTACAGTCCTTATTTAAAGCTTTTGACATATCTAAAAAGCTCATATCTGCAAGATAGTACAAAGATAACACAATTTTGTGTTTCTCATTGTCTAACTTATCAATCATTATGCTTGCCTTGTTTCTTAAGTCAATGAGATTATCAATATCTGCAAGTATCTCATCTTCCAACTCAGTAAGCTTTATCGCTACATCGCTTATTTTATCTCCTGCTTCACCACCTTGAACCTTTTCCAAAAAGCTTGTAGTCACCTTTTCCCCCATTGTCCGAACTCGTTCTTTCTCAAGTAGCTTGGCGTTTATCATATTATCAAGTGTTTTTAACTGTCTCAAATACTCTTTTGCTGTCATTTACCCACCTGCTTTCTTTTTAGCAAATCTATTTCAATTCTTCTTTTATTGAGTTCTCTTGTTTTATTTCAAGCGTGCAAATAGTATCATACTTGCTGCCTCCGTGTGCAACAAGAATTACTTCCTCAAGCACAAAGCCTCTCTTTTTTCCTACTCCGTTGCTGTTCCAACCGAAACACAACGCTTTGCCGTTTGGCTTTAAAATTCTTTGTATTTCATCTAAGTGCCTTGCTCTCCACGTTGCTTGTGTAGATTCTTTAGTTATTTCTTTCCCAAAACCTTTATATGCCTCGACCACCTGTCTGGACGAATAAGGCGGATCGTACAAAACGCAATCCGCGCTTTCATCAGAAATTAATTTGAGAAAATCAAGCGCGTCTAAATGATAATTCGTATCGAATTCGGGATTTAAATCATTCGTAATAGTTCCATACTTTGACTCATTTGCGAATGGGTCAATAATACAGACACAGTTTTTTATATTCCTTTCAACAAAGTCTTTGATAGGCTTAATTTTAAAGGTTTTGGAGTTGGGAAGGCAGTATGCCCTGCTTATTTTCATTTTATAATTTTCCTTTCCTGAAAGCTATCTCTCCGCCACATGCCGCATAGCCGATTAAGTCTATCCAGCTGTCTTTACCTTGATAGCAACTTCCCTTTAGTCTTGCAACTTTGAAAAGACACATCATAATCGCAACGTCTTCAGCTCCTATATCTATATCCAAATATGCACTCCATAGCTTCGCTATTTCTAAAAAATTATCCTCCGGCTCTCCGTACTGTCTGTTTCTGTCACTGCATACACACTTCTCTGCTTCTGTTAAAATCTCTTTTCTTGTCATTACTCATTCTCCTTTACTCGTGTAACAAACGCTAATCCTAACCACTCCTCAACTCCTTTTATGTAAACGATGTTGCTATTCTCACCGGCATAATAGCTTACGCCCTGCCCGAATGGTTTCAACAACTTTTCGTCTGCAAAAATTGATTTATCGTCTTTCGTTTTAAACTCCCTCAGTTGCTTGCCTTTTAGTACCCTTATCGTATCGGTATCCGCCAACTGCTGTGTGTCTTCTACACCCCTTAATATTTTCTCTGCCATCAGTTTGCCGACTTGCGCAAATGTGGGATTTAGTAAGCTATATTTCTCCGGTATCAGGTATAAAGATATTCTTTTGTACGCAAGCGGTATGTATGCGTTTCCATCTATCGTGACAACACTATAAAATTCATAGTCCGCCGCTTGGCCTGTAATTTTCGACTTACAAATACTTTTTACTGCATCCGCCTGTAATTTTCCAAAATCTAACATTTTTTCAATCTCTCCTTTACTTCTTGTATTCTGGCTTTTAAGCTGTCAAGCAAGGCTTGCTGTGTATCGCTCTTACCCTCAATCGCTTTGGCTACATCCTCATCCCTTTTGCCTTTTACGAGAAGCTGATGAACTATAACCTTTTGCTTTTGTCCTTGCCTGTGTAATCTCTTGACAGCTTGCTGATATAGTTCAAGTGACCAATTTAGCCCGAACCATATCATGTGGTTGCCCCCGTCTTGCAAATTAAGCCCGTAGGCTGCACTTGCAGGATGTGCAAGTAATATCTCAATCTTTCCCTCGTTCCAATCTTTTTGGTCTTGCACCGTTTTTAATTCCCTGCACTGCGGGAACTCTTTCATGATCCGTTCTTTGTCGTGCTGGAAGCTATAAAATAATAAAATGTTGTGACCGCTTAATGATTCTATAATCTCTTTCAATGCATCCATCTTGCAGTCGTGTATGTGGTGTACTCCTCTATCCTCGTCGTACACCGCTCCATTACAAAGCTGTAAAAGCTTATTTGAAAGTGCGGCGCCGTTTGTGGCTGTTATTTCGCCCTCAGGGATTTGCAAAATGTAATCTGTTTCAAATTCTCTATAAGCTTTAGCCGCTTTATCATCTAAAACCACCCACACCGGATTTATAACAAGATCCGGAAGCTCTAAATAGTCGCTTGCCTGCATTGATATACAAAGGTCTGATAGTTCTTTCGATATAAGCTCTTTAGCCCCGTCTTTAGGTGTGTAATTCTGCCTTCCCGATGCGTCCGCCGTGTAGCTGTCAAAATACCTGTTACGGTATTGGGTAATAGTCTTATAAAGTCTTTGCCCTTTATCCAGTAAATACATTTGAGCCCACAAATCCATAAGTCCGTTTGGTGCAGGCGTTCCCGTAAGCCCTATAATCCTCTCAATCCGTGGCCTTATGGCCTTCAAATCCTTAAACCTCTTTGCTTCTCTGCTCTTAAAGCTTGATAACTCGTCTATAACCACCGTATCAAATGGCCAATCGTTTTTATAATAATCCACAAGCCATGAAACGTTCTCACGGTTGATTATATAAATATCGGCATTCGCGCAAAGGGCTCTTATGCGCTTTGTGGCGCTTCCGAGGCAAGTGCTTATCCGCAAGTGCTTTAGGTGATCCCACTTATCCGCTTCAAGTGCCCAAGTTCCTTCTGCGACCTTTTTCGGCGCTATGACAAGCACTTTTGAAATCTCAAAGCGGTTATAAAGTAAATCGTTAAGGGCGGTTAAAGTTATTACCGTTTTTCCCAGTCCCATATCAAGTAACAGCCCTATTTCTTTTTGTGCTATTATTCTTTCGATACAGTATCTTTGATAATTATGTGCTTCGTATCTCATTTAAAAAAGCTTCAACTCCCTCCTTGCTGTCTATTACCCTTACATCCTGCCCAAGCCTCCTAAGCCCGCTTATTTGCATTTCCTGCAAAGGGCTTGTTTTTCCGCCCGGTCTTTTAAGCTCCACAAAATATATTTTCCCGCCCGGAAGTAATACAATCCTATCGGGTACTCCCGCGTTGCCCGGAGATGTGAATTTGAAAGCTATACCTCCCAGTCTTTTTACTCCAAGCCTTAAATACTCTTCAATCTCTCTTTCTCTCATTTCTCTCCTTTTTTTACTAGGGGGTAACATTGACGCGTTTTCCTATATATATATATATACGCGTATAGGCGGATTAGGCGTGACGCACACGCTCTAATTTCTCTATTTTATATACTTTTATATATAATGTTACTGTTACCCCTATACTATAAACCCTTGTAAATCAAGGTTTTGAGGGGTAACATTGGGGTAACATTCTAAGCCGCAATGTTACCCCTGTTAAATTTTAGAATGTTACCTTTACCCCATAATGTTACCCCTGAATGTTACCCCTAAAAAGTGTCTGCTTTATATCCCCTTTGTACTCCTTGGCAGCCGAATTTCATTGCTTTGTTACAGTATTTAAATCCGTCTAAGCTGCCCAATATCCCATTAATCTCCATCGTGTCTTGTCTCCTTGCAGTGCTTGCGTCCTTGCCGAAGCACTCTGTCCAAATCTCTGCTGCGCATATTCTGTCTCTTTTCATAAGCTTGCCTTTATATGATTTATATTCAAAAGACCAGTAGGCTCTTCTTTGCTCCAAGCTGTACGTATTCCATCCTTCCGGTACTTCTTTTTCCACAAAGCTTCTTACCATCCCCGTCTTGATTGAAACCTCCCTGTGTTCTTCCTGTACAAGTCTTGCCATGGCTTCTACGTCTTTTGGTAGATGCAACTTCTCGCCTAATTGCCAATAGAAGTATGCTTCCGCCCATATTTGGTCTCTCTCTTTTGGAAGGTCGTTAAAAACAGATTTTGTAACTCTTGAGGGTTCGGCGTCCACCGGCCAAAACCTACGCCCTCCCGTCGGGTCCCTTAAGTATTCGCTATCGTTTGTAGTTCCGAAAAATACGCACTTTCTGGGAAATTGCGCTGTTCTTCTCCCATATGCTTCTCTGTATATGTCGTCAGTCTTTGAAAGAAACTGCTTTACCGTATTAGTCTCCGACTTAGACATACCACTAAGCTCTCCGACTTCTACGATCCATCTGCCCTGAATAAGCTCCGCCGCCTCTTTACCCTCAAAGGTCATAAGGCTGTCGGAAAACCAATCACCGCCAAGCGTTGCAAAGAAAGTACTCTTGCCTATTCCCTGTGCCCCGGAGATAATTACCATGTTGTCAAATTTTGTCCCCGGCTGCATTACTCTTGTAACCGCTGCGACAAAAGATTTCTTTGCTACAGCCTTTATGTATAAGCTGTTTTCAGCCCCGAAATAATCTATAAATAGATTCTCAAGCCTTTGCACGCCATCCCAACTAAGCCCTGTTAAATAGTCTTTAACGCTGTTAAAAGCATGCTTATGGGCACATAAAGCGGTTGCATCGTATATCTTATCCTTGCCCGTGATTCCGTATACACTTTCAAGATACCATCTAAGGCCTGCATCATCCGTATCGTTCCACTGCCTTTTTTCTTCTTCGCTATTCCAAGGAAGCGCCCCCAGTGCAACACCTCTGCATGCGAATTCATCGAGAGCTATTTTATCTTTTAGTAACGGATCATTATCAAGTATCAGACTTATGTTGCCTATTGTCTTTTCCACTGCTCCGTTGCTGTTGATTTTAAGCCCCGACATCCAGTCGCTGCTATCATTTGTTATATCGGTTTTAAACTCTCCGCTTGCCTCGTCATAACGTTCTTTAGTTAAAAGAACCGCCACCTCTTTAATGCCTTTTGCAAAATTCGACATAGCAACGTAAGACGGCAGCTTGTTGGTCGGTGTATCAGGTCTTGCATCCGCATCTAAATCTTCAAATTTGTGAAGCCTCACAAGGTCCCACGCGTTACAGAGCTTACCGCTCGCAGGGTCTGTGGCGTGGTGTGAGTACAGCCATAAACCGCCATATACCACCGCTCCGCCCGCTGTAGACCCTCCTGAGTATGTAAATCTGTCCTCATGCTCTGTACCAAAGTACACGCCCGGGATAAGTTCTGTCATGGCTCTGTAGATGTCGTACGTTCTACAGAACGCACCTATTATGCCGCTTTTCTCTCTGGGATCTTGCTGCTTGTCGGCTACTTGCCTGTGCTTTTGAGCCTCGTTTGGTACAAGCGGCCATTCTGTATGATTACGCCAATCCGAGTACATCGCTAAAACGCCTGCGGGGTCTAAAAAGCCACCCTCTTCGGTTTTAAAAACGTAAGTGCTGTCGCTGCTACAGCTTGGAAAATACATAAGTCTGGAAGCCTGAAACGTAGTAGGGTCCGCCCACTCAATACCTACAAGCTGTGCCACCTTCCTCGCCACTGGTTCGTACTCCTCGGCGCTTACTTTGTTAGCTAACGGAATAACCACCCTTAAACGCGGTCTTGCGGGCTCATGTTTTCTTGTGCTGTGAACAACAAGCGCACAGCCAAGAAGGCTTATCTTTTTTAATACCTCATCTGTCAAACCTGCAGGTATGTTGTCAAGGTCAAGCGTTATAAGCTCTCTGCTCTCAACGCTTTTTGAGCCTCTCTTACCCCTTAGGAGCATACCGCCCACATAACCGCCTACGTCCTTAAGCTCGTCTTGTTTAGCCTTCGAAAGGCTTAAAAAGTAATCAAGCTTTTCAGACGAGCGCGCGGGAGTTTCAAGCTTTTTAACGAGCTCCGACCACCATATACTCTGATTTTTCCATTCAGTGGCAAAGCGGCTGTTTGCTACTGAGATACTAAGTTGTTTGTCGACCATAATCTAATCCTTTTTATAAAATAAAGATTCGAACCCGTCCCCCCTTAAAATCAAACCATTCGCCCAAGGAACAGGCTCCGCCATTATATCTGTTAATTCTTTTAATTCCCCGCCCTGCGGGCTGTCTACGACCATTTCGTCGTGGATGTGCATTACTATCTTAAAGCCCTTTTTTGCGGTCTTTATCATGCTGTTAGCTAAGCAGTCTCTTGCTATAGCCTGTACAATATTCTCGACGATTTTACCGCCATAGGTGCCTATATCCGTCCATTTTTTCGTATTTTGGTCTACGCCTTTATAGTACATTTGCCATTTGCCTTTTTCATTAAGCCGAAGGGTAGGGTCTACGTAAAAGAGTTCTCTGCCGGAGGGCAGCGTTATAACCATAAAGTTGTTTTCTTTTCTAAACGTACAACCGTTTACATTCTGTGCTGTGCCTGTCTGCATAGCGGAAACCACTGCGTTTTCGCACCTGTACCAAAGTTCCGTTATTTTCTTGTTTGAACCTCTCCACCTTGCCACTATATCGAGCAGTTCGTTGTCATCCAATCCCATTTTATCGGCACCCATAGCCTTTAAAGCACCTATATGCCCCTGATAACCTAAAGCAAGTTCCGCAATCTTACCCTTTTGCCTTAAAGCATATTCGGGATTACCTTTTTTGATTCGTTCGATTGGCACCCCGAACATCGCTGAAGCCGAAGCTTCGTATATCTTTCCATGCGTGGCAAAAACTTCCTGCCTCCATCCTTCTCCCGATAGCCAGGCGATCACCCTTGCCTCTATAGCAGAGAAGTCTGCAACGATAAATTTATTGCCCTGCGCAGGTATAAAAGCCGTTCTTATAAGCTGTGAAAGCGTATCCGGTACATTTCCGAATACCATTTTTAAAGAGTCCAAGTCTTTAGCCTTAACTAAGTCCCTTGCAAGCTCTATCATATCCATGTGATTTCTCGGTAAATTCTGCACCTGTACAAGTCTGCCCGCCCATCTACCTGTACGGTTTCCACCGTAAAACTGTAAAAGCCCTCTTATTCGCCCGTCATCGCAGAGAGCATTCTTCATGGCGTCATACTTCTTTACAGATGTTTTTGAAAGTTCCTGTCTTATCTCAAGCATTCGTACGGCTCTTTCACTGTCAAGGTCTTTTATCATATCTGAAACTGTGTCTTTTCTGAGATTGTCTACCTCTTCTCCCGTCTCTTCCTCAAGCCACTTAGTTAACTGCTGCACTGATTTAGGGTTATTAAGCCCTGTAATTTCCTTTGCTTCTTCCATAAGGCTCTCTGTAACAGCCTGTGAACAATATAAAGCCCCTTCAATGAGCTTTTCATCTACGGCCACACCGGTATTGTTTATCATTAAATCCAGTCGCCACAATTCCATTTCATCGTCCGGTACAGGGTACGCATCCAAAATATTTTTTATCGTCATTTCGGTTACAACATCCTGTTTACAATATTCTCTAAACAGCTGCCATTTTTCAGGTTCATGTTGCGGTAGTATTCTTATCCTTGGGTCTGTCTTTGTCGGCTTACGGGGTACGCAAAACTTGCGTATAAGACTTAAACCTACTCCCATTTTTCTTTTATCCTGTGGAAGTCCTATAGCCTCACCTATGGCGGCCAGTCCCCCCGGATACCCTAAATACAGTCCGTGGTGCATGGTGCACGCCCAACCCTCTAAGGGTAAGTCGTGCCCAAAATACTTCGATAAACAAAGCCATTCAAAAGTTGCATTATAGGCGCATTTCTCTACTTCCGGGGATACTATCAGGCTATACAGTAAATCCATACCTGTTTTAAAGTCATCCTCCGTGAAGTCAAGTATCTGTACCGGACCGCCGTTTATACTGTAGGCCGCAAGCATTATCTCAAAATCAGGGGAGCGTACATACGCATACGCCCCCGCCTTTTTAATATCAACGCTGCTAAAAGTTTCAAGGTCTATAGACACCCTTATCATAAGCCCATCACTCCGCCTTGCAACACGGGTTGACCTGTGATAGGGTCAATTTGCGGCTGTCCATACTGTGGAGGCTGCCCATACTGTGGTGGTTGTCCATACTGTGGAGGCTGCCCATACTGTGGTGGTTGTCCATACTGTGGTGGTTGTCCATACTGTGGCTGTGGAGCACCGCCACCGAAGTCTTCGGAAGCGCTTGCTTTGATACCGCCAAGCGGCGCTCCGTCCTCGAGCTTCTGTACGTTGTTAAGGTAGCAGCCTATGCCCTTTTTACCTGCGCTGAAATAAGGTGCAAAGGTGATTGAAAGCCTGCCGTACATACCCGAGTAAATCTCTGCGGCGTTTAAAATAGGCTGCAGGTCGGGACCTACGATTTCGGGTCTTGCTTTTGTCGGATCCGCATTAGTTGATGCTGTGAATACCCAGCAGCCCCTGCACTCTTCGCCAAACGGAGAGCCGTCCGCTCTTGCTCCGTCTCCGTCATGGATTGGAGTAGGCACTACCGGCGGAACGAGACCGTTCCATTTGCCGTTTCTGCCTTCCTCTACAGCCTGTGCGATAGCCGCGTCAATCGCCTGTTTTGTCTGTATATCAGACTTTGGTAAGAGTGCTGTCACACTGTATTTGCTGTTACCGTTTAAATCGTTTCTCGGGTTAAGAAGTGCCACGTAGCTAAATCTTACTTTACCTGTTATTACTTTACTCATTCGTCAAATCCTCCTTAAATTCGTCCGCAGCCTTAATTTTAAGCGCGGTTCTTTTATCATTTTCAGGTACAAGCGTCGGTTTACCCGCACTCGTTACCACCATATCGCCCACAAGGGCGGTAAAATCTTTTTTACCTATTTCTTTTTCAACTTGCGCAAGTGTTAAAGGGCTTTTCGTCCAAAGTATTTCTTCACTTATTCCGCTGTCTGTAAGCTTCTTAAAAGCCGAGTCCATATCAGACCAAGCCCTTGACGTTCTACCTTCGACAGCCTTCCAGCCGGGTATGTCCTCGCCCTTTAACACTTCTGAAAGCGCATACTCTTCAAGCGCTTTCGCCCAACTTGCGACATCCTTTGCTTGTTGCAAAATGCGCCCTATCTCCTCATGAGTAAGAAGTTCAGGCTTTTTAAAATCCAGCGCTGCGAGTTCTCTACATTTTTCAGCGTGCTTTTCGCAAATTGGTCTGGCTTTGCAAAAGCCGCACCACGAACCTGCTTTTTGCTCGCCTGCACCCATGTATGCAAGGTCTACGAGAGGTTTTATACTCTCACCCCAAGCTTTTAAATCTTCCGCGTCCATGCTGAATACTCCGCCGCCTTCTGTGTTTCGCGGCTGGAAGATGTGCATACGCACAATCTTAATGTCGAAGAACATTCCAAAGCCCTCAATCGCTCCAAGGGCATACAGTTTTAACTGCGGATTATCTTCCGGATGTACGGCAACGTTTCTGCCGTATTTAAAATCGACAATATGCAGCGTATTACCGCGAATGATAATACAGTCCGCCGTGCCGAAGCCCTCCGGCACATATTTTGAAAAGTCCACCTTTACCTCTGCCCGCACCACAGGTTTGGTAGGGGCGGATAGCACAAGCTCTTTTATGTAGCCTATGTATTCGTCCGTAAGGGTATCCATTTCTTTTTGATACTCTTCTCTTTTAGTAAAAGCCTTCAGAGCGCTATTAAAAGACCTTTTCGGCAAAGGCTCTATAAAGGCGTTTCTTAACTTCGCTTCGGCTATCTCGTGTGCAAGAGTTCCCTCTTTAGCACTCGAGGAGGGTCTATCTTCGAAACCCTCTTCAAGTCTTGCGCTCGGGGTGCATTCAAGCCATCTGTGCGCCCCCGAAGCGCTGAGTACAGCGTGTTGACCCATTACAACCTCACCCCCATTTTTTGAAGCTCCGCCGCAAGCTCAGGCAGGCGTTCAGGAGCCAATTGGGTAAGGGCAGCCACTCCGAATTTTGCAAGAAGCTGCTGGAACTCTCCAAGCCTTCCCGCATCTTTAAGCTGTACCGCTGCTACAGCTATCTGCTCTATGGTGTATGTCGGTAGCTGTGTTGGTGCCACAGGTGCGGTAGGTGCCACAGGTGCAACAGGTGCGGTAGGTGCAACAGGTGCCGCAGGTGCTGCAGGTGCAACAGGTGCAACAGGTGCCGCAGGTGCTACAGGTGCAACAGGTGCAACAGGTGCGGTAGGGGCCTGATCCGACAACCCTAAGCACGTCCTGGCAAAGTTAGCCACTTCTTCTAAACTGTTAAATCTTAATTCCATTTTTAAAAATCCCCCCTTTAATTAAAAAATTTGGTATTTCAACAGGCGCATCCATTGGCTTGTAAGTCACCTGTATTTGCGTTATCGCTCCGCTCACGTCTGCGGACACTTTAACATCCACAGGGCGCAAACTACCCTCGCAACGTTTTAAAACATCACTATAGAAATCTGATACATTCATTTGTTTTATTCTCCTTCCACTATTTCTGACAGTTCTACTTTTAAAGCTTTAGCGACTGCTTCAGCTGTAAGTTTGTTACAAACTAGACCCCTTCTCATACGCCTTAATGCGACGGTTGACACCTCTGCCAAAGCGGCAAAAGCATAAAGAGGTATATTCTTTTCGTCAATTAATTCTGTAAGTTTCACGCCGTTTATTTTTACTCTGTTGCTCATTCTATTCCCCCTTTATTAGACTTATTATTTCTTTATCTTCCAAATCGAACCTGTCCGCTATTCTCCACAATTCGTGGAGCGGCATATCAGAGCAGTCTTTTATTCTGTTCTGATATGTCTTTTTTGACCTACCTATAACGGTGGCCATTCTTTCATCTGAAATAGTTTCTTTATTTCCGGATATTCTCCCGGCAAGACTGCGAAATGCGTTAATACGCTTTTGATTTCGGGTCTCTTTTAATTTTGGCATTGTTTCCTCCTTTATTTGAAGTTTTTAATAAGGTCTGTAAGAGATATTAAAAGGTCCGTGCCTCTTAAGTCTGCGTCCCTTAAATCGGCACCTCTTAAGTCTGCGCCTTTTAAATCAGCACATCTTAAGTCTGCACCTCTTAAATTGGCACATCTTAAATCTGCTCCTCTTAAATCTGCACCTTTTAAATAAGCGCCCCTTAAGTCCGCGTTTCTTAAATCTGCGCCTGCTAAATTTGCTCCTGCCAAATCTGCGTTGGGCATAATATTTGAATACATTAGACCTCCCCCTTCTCTTCTTTTTCTATCATCGGCAGTATTCCTTGAGCCTTTAACAGGTCATACAGGAATAGTCTGCCTTTTTGTGTCCAATACATATGGGTTCTACTTCCCTGTGTGCCGTCAGGACGGTTATAATTTTGAGTTTTAGTCTGTGTATACCCTTTATCCTGATACTTAGCATACAAGAACCAAACTCCACTCTGCTTGTATTGAATACCGAACTCATACAGCATTTTATTGAACCCTGTTGCACTCATTCCGTAGTCCTTCGCAATCTCTGTTACTGATAAAAGGTCTTTGCACTGTAAAATCAAATCATAGTATGTAGCTTTAGGCTGTAATTCTGCTATCTGTTGGCTCTGTACTTTGTTCTCAAGTCTTAAAGTGCTAAGCTCCTGCTCCGCTATCCTTAACGCCCTCGCCATAATCTTCTCAGGTGAGTTGTAATCTTTCTCTACCTGAATGAAATACTGCCTTGCCTGCTTACCCCTCTCAGTCCTCTGAATCATACAAATTTCTTTCGCCATATCAAGCTTGATTAGGTGGTCTTGTAATTGCCTTTTTACCTCTCTGTCACCCTCAAGTTGAACTCGCTCAAAAATGAGCGGGTTGAAATCTATTCCCTCTACAAAACCATACTCGCACATCCTCGGAAACCAATCTTTGTAGGCTGTTTGTACTTCCAATAGTTCGTGTAGCTTTCTACCGTTTACCACCGGTTCTAAATTTTCGTTGATATCTACATTTATTAATTCGTTCAATAAAATCACCTCCTTAGTTCTGTTCTTTTTCGGGAACGGTCTTTTTAAAAAAAATAGAGATTTTATCCCTATCTATTTTAAAAAGTGAAGCAAAGCCCGCTAATTCATCCGCCCCTATTGGTACAAACCCATTTTCTCTTTTTGCATACCACGCTCGAGTTTTATTAAAGCTTTTTGCGACATCTTCTTGAGATAAGCCGCTTGCTATCCTTTCAGCTTTCAATCTTTTCAAATCTAACTCCAAATTTACCCCTCCTCCTTCTTCTTTTATTCCCCGTATAGCCAGATAGGACAGCTTTTCACGGCTTTTAAGCGGCTCACGTAGACGCTGTTATTTCTTTCTTGTCACTAAGTAAATAATGATACAGCTTGCAATAATCTGTATTACGCTAAGTACCGTATTTAACATAATATACCTCCCTATAACCTTATTTATATTGACAAAGCCTAAGAAAAACTTTATTATAATCTGTGGGAGGGGTTTCCCCCTCTCCACGAGGACTTTATAGCCCCCGTATCAGATTTATAAGTGCGATAAGCAAGTTGATTATCGCAGTAGCCAAGATGATGTTATTCAAGTTGTGGTTGTCTTGGCTATTTCTATTTTTCTTAGACATCTTTTTTTACCTCCTGTTTTATTATGCTTTCCTCAAGCACATTTATAGTATATATTATCCGTTCCCGTTTGTCAACATTTATTTTTATTTTTTTAGCATATTGTTTCTTTTTGGGAACTGTGCTATAATACTGGGCATAAGGAGGTATTATATGAAAACCAATTCTGAAATAGTTGACCTTATAAAAAGTTTATATATAGAAAAAGATATGTCTATGAGCGAACTCGCAAGACAGGTTGATATGGCTAAGTCTGCACTATCTAGGTATTTTAGTAAAGAACGGCAATTTCCTTTGAATAGGATACCTGCCTTTGCAAAAGCATTAAACGTTGAACCTGAATTTTTACTGGGCATAGATAACACCACTACAGCCTCAACCCTCACTTCGATATATGAGCAGTTAGAGCCGACAAGGCAGGTTAAGGTCGTTGACTACGCTAAAGAGCAGTTGAAAGAACAAGAGGAATACTGTTTTGTTAATGCAGCTCACGAGCGTACAGATATTGTCGGTACTAAAGAAATGAAAGACCACGACAATGATATTATGGACGATGAAAATTTCTAAGGAGGTGTGTGCTTTGACTAGATACGAAGAGTTACTTGATGAGGCTTACAACAACAATCTCATAGTTAAAGAAAAGCCACTTGAATATTATGATGGACGGATTAAAGGTAATAAAATAGCAATTAGAAAAACGATAGAAACATCGGCGCAAAAAGCTTGCGTTCTTGCCGAAGAACTCGGACATCATTATACAAGTGCCGGAGATATATTAGACTTAAACAATCCGTCAAACGCAAGGCAAGAAAATATTGCAAGACTCTGGGCATACGATAAGCTCGTTGGTTTCGACGGCATTATCAGAGCCTATAAAAAACGTCTCACATCTTCGGAAGAAATTGCGGATTATCTCGATATCAGCGTTGATTTTCTTCATGAATGTATCGACTACTACTCAAGTATATACGGTCCATACGTACAGTACCATGGCTTTTTTATACGCTTTAGTCCTTGTTTCAGGGTTTTTAGGTTGAAGAAAAGGTAAGGCTAAGTATTGAGAAAAATGTGATGTAATATAACAATATAACTTAGGGGATTTTTT